TTGTCACTGTAACTGAAGTAACTTGTTTACTTGATGAATCTACAACAGCAAATGCGGTAGCACCAACTCCATCTCCTGTAATAACAACGTCTGGAGCTCCAAAATAATCAGCACCACCAAATGTAACAATAATACTTGCAATCTGACCATTCAATATAGATGCATAACCTACAGCACCACTACCAGATTTTAAAGTAATACTTGGTTCGTAAGTAAACTGAGATCCTGGATCTGTTATGTTTATTGCACTAAGAGGTCCTCTAACAACAGATGTAGCAGCAGCACCAGCACCACCCCCACCACTAATTGAAATCGTGGGTAATCCTGCATCTTTCGTATATCCACTACCACCAGATGTTACATTAATTCCAGTAACTCTACCATCCGTAATTTGTGCAACTGCAGTTGCCTGTGTAGTGTTTGAAGCACCACCACCAGTAATAGAAACAAGAGGTTGAGTGGTATATCCACTACCACCGCTAGTTACGTTAATTGCAATAACTCTACCATCAATGACAGCTGTTGCTGCAGCTGATAAACCTAAGTATTCCCAAAGAACAGATCCTACTTGAAAATTTCCAGTTGTATGAGTTGGGTATAACAGTTTATCACTTGTTCCAGGATTTAATGCTTTATATCTCCTTATAGTGCCATTATCATTATATTTTACAATTTGACCAGTAGCATAGATTGTATGTAACTTATAATCTGGTTCAAACTCTACTGTAGGTGGGTTTAGGATATCATATCCATCTCCACCGCTAACTTTAGTAATAGAAGTAAGTCCACCGTATTTTTTAGTCTCTAATCCTTTATATGAGAAAAATGGAACTCCATTTACACCAATTCCAATTTGTCCAACTGGGGTGGGTGTTTTTGTACTCTTTGTTGATGGAACTAATGGTATTCTTTTTAAATATCGTTGATTTCCTATATCTGGTGCAGTGGAAGCAAAAGGACCTATCTTATGTGATGGTATACCTGCACTAGCAACAATTGCATGATCTGTTGACTTATAAACGTTTTGAACATCCGCAGTAAACCCAGAAATTATAGTATTGATTGATGTGTAGACACTTGTACCAAATGCAAACTCTCTAGAGATGAAAAACTCAGGATCAGTGGATAATATTGAAGCTGAAGGTGAAGACGTAAGAATAAACTCAAATTTAAACTCATCTATAATACCAATGACATCATGCTCATTATTATAGATGTCTTCGGCAGCATTTAAAATTCTAACCTTATCATCTCTTCTCAAACGATGCTTTTCCAATGTAGTAACTGTAACACGAACAGAACCATTAGCAGTAGGTGTTGCTAATTCTGCTGTAACCCCTCTAAGTGCTTTTCTAACGTTATACTGGAAAGAATCCCATATTGGATCAAGACTATCAAAACCAGGTGCTAGAGGAGTTGTAACTTTACTCTCAGGAAGGTAATATTTACCACCATCAGTTAGATTCACTCCTCTTGTTCCACCAAAAACTTTTATTTGGATATCAGACCCATCTACGTTACTTTGACCGTAAATTCGGAATGCTGCGAATGCTTCTTGACCTGCAATGTGCTCATCGGCAGTTGTATTCTCTCTAGCACGCACACATCCAAGAAATTGGTTAACTGTCTTGTCTGTATAGGTTATTATTTCATCCTGAATTCTAAATCTACCATTTTGCTCTGGCCAACCCAACGTACTATCAACTGTTATAGTTGTAAAGTCCAATGCATTACTTACATCGGATGCAACAGTAGTTTTATAAGGTGTAACAAACGTTCCTGAAGAATTATTAGTATCTACATCAATTTCATAAATTTCTCCACTAGAAGTAAAAACTTTCTGAACACCTTTAACGTAAATACGTGCTGCATTGACATATGGGTCTGTTGTATCATCTTCTTGGTATAAAACTTCACCAACTAGATCCATAGGGTTACCAGAAACTGCTGTAGCACGAATTACCTCTCTAGCGGTGTAGTATGCGTCTGATGGTTTGAATATTCTGTCTCTTGGATATAAAACTTCCGATTCTACGCCAAAAAGTGTCCTCAATACAAATTGAAAAGACCTAGTTGTGCCCTTTGACGCATAAAAATCTTTAATTCGCTTAATTATAGTAGATTCAGTGACTCCAGTTGCAAAATTCTTTGGATAAGTGGACAAATACTGATCTTTGAACTGTCCCAACATAAAAAATGGGAAAAGGTTGTTCAAATTGATAACTTTTGACCCTACAGTGTGTACTGTAGTCGTTGTATTAGCAAAAAGGTACTGACTCGCGTCTCCAACTGCTTTTACTGCATCAACACCCCTTGAACAATCATTAAAAATGGTCTGTCCTTTGTTTTTGTAGTAAATGATCTCATCATCTATCATCAAAAGACCTTCATCAGGAAAATCACGAGTTGTAGTAACGTCAACAGTTGTAGAAGTGGTTGACATTGAAGAAATCAACTCAGTTTCGGCAACTAGATTTCCATAATTATCAATATTGTAATAATCACCCCAGTTATTGATAATATCAAAACAATATCCCTTTAGTTCTTGTGACTTATAATACGCTTTAACAAATTCTACGAATGTGGGGTATTCATCCTGAATGAATGCTGCAAATTGACCAGAAATATTATGGGATATCTGCGATTTCGATTCAGCAGAAACCTCAGACGGTACAGGTTGAGTTGTAACCGTAGTCTGGGGTGTAGTCCACTGACCGACCTTCCACGATGATTGATTAGTTGTCATTCTTGTTAACTATAACTGGACTCTGGTACAACCCCAGTACCAGAAAGATTTGAACCACTACTGATAGTGTCTTCTACAACATTTACAGTTGTATTATCTATACCTATTGTCAAATAGGTTTCTCGTAAAGATATTAGATCATTTGATTCTGGAACTGAACTAACTTTTAATACATTACCAGAAGCAATTGTAGATGTAATAACGAGATCGTTAATTACAATTTCTCCCATACTATAATCAACAGTTCCCCAAGAACCACCAATATATTCTTTCTCACCAGTTCCTTTAATATAGAACAGTCTTAATAAACCCGCACCATCATCATTAAGGAAGTAAGTATTAACTGTATCACCAGAAATAGCAAATCCTGAAGACAGAACTGTAGGTTGTGTGGACGTTCCTTGGTTAATGCGGTTACCATAACATATTTTATAGTTCACTCGTGCGTTCAGAGTGACAATTATGTTCTTTCTCATCTTGAGACGAGTGATATTGGACGTAATTGAAACGTCCGCACTATCAATTATACCTTGAAGTTTAGAATATTTGAACTTTCCACCAAATTTATTAAATTCAGACCCACTATTGAGTGCAGTTAAGGTGGAAATTATCGCATTTTTGATTTGATCAGAAGTTTTACGTGTAATATTGGGATTGAAGTACGCAAAACTATCAATATCAATGTATAAAATAGAAGGATCAATGATTGAAGGTTGAATTGCTGCTACAGAATACTCTCTAAGCTTCTTTAATACAACATTTTTCTCGGAAAGAGATAATTTATCTGCATTTTTTGGTTTAATTGCCAAAAACACTTTACCAAATTGCGGAGGATCTGCTTCTTCACCTCCATAACAAGCAATTGATGCTACATTTGGGTAAATATTTGGGATAATCGTTTCATAATCTTGCGTAGAAACTGCTCTACCGAACGCAGAATAGAATTTTGGTGCGGAAAACTTGATTGCTTCAGTAGTTTCTGCGTCTTTTCCTCCTTCTGGACGCGAAGTTAGCGTAATTGTAATCCCAGAAGTCACGGATTGAGCTTCATCGTTAATAAATGTCGCAATATTTTCAAATTGGAGTAATCCATTCGCTCCAGAACCACTAGAAGTGGTGTAAGTAGCACTAACTACGTCTCCATTTAATAAATCTCTACCAACAATACCGTCTCCGAACATAATTTCGGGTCTTCCATACTCAGACTCTTCTAAAAAGAATACTTTTGATGTAGAATCTATCTTTGTAATATCAGTTGCTTGTAAATAACGCTCTGTGACAGTTCCAGAAGTGACCTCAATACTTAAAGTAGAGGTATCTGCGTTCTCATTCTGCAAAATGAAGCGTTGTCTTTCTGCAGTGTTACGTACAAATGTATCTGTAAGGAAATTTCCTTCATATAAATCAAGTCCAGTGAACGTTGCAATACCTGATGTACTATCCACAGTTTGAATTACATCTTGTCCTACTGAAAAAACGAAGTTATTATTATCTAAACCTGTGAAGTTAACTACCAATCCTTTCTGTAAAGTAATCCTACTGGGATATCCTTTGGTAATAACTCCTTGTGCATTCGTTGTGACCTGTGTTTGTACAGCAATTGTCACAGTACATTTACTAGAACGTGCAGAACGAGGTGTGTACCCAAGCATTCTTGCTAGCTTTACAACATTTTCACGTAAAACTGCCGTCTCTAAGAAACCTTCATTAACTGCAAGGTTAGCATTGACGCTTGTATAGTAAGTATTATATGCAAGAGTATCTAAAAGCACCGTCATTGACGATCCTTCAAAGTCATAATCGCTAAATTGAGATTGTGATTTTAGATACTCTTTC